GTCCGTAAGGGATTCCACATCGACGCTGGTATCAATTCTATGTTGATCCAGATCGTAGATCCCGGTATGGAGTTTCCTACACCTTCTTATCAATTCCGCGAGGTCCATCAATTTGAATTCTTGGATGTCGAAGAAAAAGATGAGGTCTTGGAAGAAGCCATGCGATGCTCGCATGAGCAGGCAGCTGAACTAGTACGACTGCTAGAACATGCGATGGAACAGCATATGAATGTAGTTGTCCATTGTGTAGCCGGAGTCTGTCGTTCGGGTGCTGTCTGTGAAATCGGTGTCATGATGGGCTTCCGAGACACAGAAGCTTTCCGTAGCCCTAATCTTCTAGTCAAGCATCGCATGATGAAACAGTTAGGTTGGACCTACGACGAGAATGAACCTCATACCATCAATGGTTATACTACTGATGCGGGGATCGTTCTTCCTAAGACCATAGACTGGGATACTGATAACGAAAAGGTCTTTACACTAGCGGCAGAACGTCGTGAGCGTAGACAGCGTGAAGGCGATATTTAAACTGTGGCTTTTTTACAACAGCCCTGTAACCTATTTTGGTTGACAGGGTTTCTTTTTGGTGCTACAATAGACAAAGAATGAAAGTAAAAGAAAGAGGGCGAGTATGTCAGTATTCAAAGATTTGATCGGAAAAAGAATCAACGGAGTGTTCGTTGGTAACGAAAACTGGAGCCTTGTGTTCCGTACGACCGATGGTAAGTTCTATCGTTACGACACTAGAAATGATTGCTGTAACAGTGTGTGGGTAAATCATATCACTGGTGTCGACTGTGTGGGTAAAGGCGACTCCTTTGACATCATCAAAGGTGCTCTTGTTATCGACACCGAAGACAAAGGATGGGGTGAGAACCGAAGCGACGACGAAGACGGTTACGAAGTCATCCAAGATGGCTTCTGGACTATCAAGACCGACCGAGGTTATATCGATATCGAAGTTCGTAACAGCCACAATGGTTACTACGGCGGCGACATCGAGTTCCAAGAAAACGAAGGTGTTTCAGATATCGACAACTTCAAACAAGTATTAGAAGATTTTTAAGAAAGGAGGGCACAATGCCTAGTGTATTTTTAGTTAGCGATACGCACTTTGGTCACGCAGGTGTGTGCCGCTTCACACGTAACGACGGTGTTACAAAGTTGCGTCCATGGACTGATCCAGACGAAATGGATGAAGCTATGGTCAAGGCTTGGAACGAACGTGTCAAGCCCACGGACAAGGTCTATCATTTAGGCGACGTGGTTATAAACCGCAAGGCAATGAAGACATTGGCTCGGTTGAACGGTGACAAGGTCTTGATCCGTGGTAACCACGATATCTTCCGTGACGACGAGTACAGACAGTACTTCCGTGAGTTACGAGCATATCATGTTATGAACGGGATGATCTTAAGCCATATTCCTGTACACAGTGACAGCTTGGGACGTTTTGGTGTTAACATTCACGGACACTTACACGCAAACCGCGTTAAGAAAGCTCGTGGCGTTGATGCTCGCACAGGAGAAATCTTGTACAGCGAGGAAAACGATGTTCGTTATCATTGCGTCTGCGTAGAACAGACTCCGGACTTTGCGCCTATATTGTTTGAAGATGTTATCAAGAACATCGAAGCAGAAGGTGGAAGTGTTGGATTTCGAAACGGCAACGGTCCGGAGATGTAATGCCAAAATGTTATCAACTTATCGGAGTCCCAGGTAGTGGAAAATCTACCTGGGTTTCCAATCAAGAGTGGGCCAAAGATTGTAGTATTGTATCCACCGATGCATGGGTAGAAGATTACGCAAAACGAATGGGAAAAACTTATTCAGAAGTTTTTACTGAATACATGCCTGTAGCAGTAAAGCTAATGGCTGATCATGTTGTCAAATGCCGTCAAGATGGTATAGATATTATTTGGGATCAGACTAGTACTACTGTCAAAAGTCGTGCCCGAAAATTCAATATGTTGCCAGAATATGAGCATATTGCTGTAGTATTCCGTACACCCGAGCATACAGAACTCATGCGTCGGCTGATGAGTCGACCTGGTAAAGAAATTCCCGAACACGTTATTACTAGCATGATCGACGGATGGGAAGATCCAACTGAGGAAGAAGGATTTAAAGAAATT